TGGCTGGCTTGCCGCCATCCGTGAACTTCGTTGGCCGCCATCCCTGCTCGATCAGCTTCTTCGCAAGGTGGTCCGAGGAGCCCGGGTTGAACTCGATCTTCTTGAGCTTGGTGCACGGGTAGCCCTTGAACTCTTTGACCTTAGTGGTCTGCAGGACACCCTTGGCGTTGTAGACCGGGTTGCCATCGACGTCGGTCTTGGGCACCTCGGTGATCGTCTCGTCACCCCAGTAGCCGGGGTTCGACCATTCCCAATCGCCGTTCTCGTCCAGCGTCGCGACCGCAGGCTTGCGGTTCGGCTGCTTCGGAATGAACAGCGACTTGGTGGGATCAGGGCTCACCGGTTGAAACCAGAAGCCATACTTCTCTTTGAGCTTCGTCTCGATGACGTGCTTCTTCCCAACCAGTTCGGCCTGAAGCTCACCAGCGGCCTTGAGGTCGAAAGGCACTCCCGCCGTATTCATGGCATCGCATACGCGGGAGATACGATGCTCAAGGTCTAACGGTGCCTGCGGATAGGCGTCGGGATTGAAGTGCTTCCACATGTCGAAGTTGGTGGCGCAGTCCTGAGCCATGTATTCGAACATGTCTTCGTTGAACTGGCCCCACACGAAGTTCGCAATGTCACGCGGGTTCTCAAGGCCAAGCTCACGAGCTTTGGCTTCCATGATCTCCGCGTAGTCGCCCTTGGGGTTGCCGAGGCGATGGCCCCACGCAGCGACGCTGTGCTTGCCTTTGTACTTCGGCGGGAGCTTGCCTGCCTGCACCAGCGCGATGTCGGTCGCCTTGATGTTCGGAAACATCGTGCGGCTGATGACCATCGTGTCTTTGATCGCTGCTCCAGGTTTGGGGCTCCAGCCTTTCTTCAGCTTCTTGGCGAGCGGGATGTCGTGTCGGATGATGTTCTGGCCGATGATGACATCAGCCTTCGTCATTTCTTCCAGTGCCGCATCAAGCTCGTGGGGCCGATAGCCCTTGTACTCGCCTGTATCGACGTTGGTGATACCGATGCAGTGAAAACGGGTGGCGTTAGCCAGAAAGCCGTTACTCTCGGTGTCCCATAGCAGTCTCAGCATTCTGTCTGCCGTATTCCTTTGCTTTCTCGATGGCCCACTTCGCCATCTGGTAGGAACGGTCTCGGGCCCGCTTCCACTTGTCAGGGTCCTGACAGGCAGAGAACGGCACCTTGTGCACGTCGTCGATGATGGACTTCGCCTGCTCGCGGGTCGCCCCACGGCGCATGAGGAGCGCAATGAGGTCTTCGGAGCCGTCGTAGGTCACGTACTTAAAACTTGATGTCATCGTCGCCCTTCTCGTGTGGATCGAAGTCGGGGATTTCTTTGCTGCGGGTCGCAACCTCGTAGCAGCCCTTCGCGATATTCCACTTCAACAGGTCGGCCTCACCAGTCTCGCCAGTGATGCGGCACTTGAGTGAACGTATCTGCGCGTAGAGCTTCTCTTCTTCGTTCTGCTGATCACGCTCTAGGGCGAGCACGTTGAACGACAGTTGCTCCAGAGACGCGGAGCCACGAAGGTCGTTGAGGCTGATCTGGTCGCCGCCGTTGAAGTCTTTGCCGTTCGACCGCTTCAAATGCACGATGGCGATGACGCCAACACCAGTTTCCTTCACGAAGGATGCCAGCTTGGTCATCAGGACGTCGATGTCCTTACGCTCGTCCATGGTCTCAAGACCTGAGACGACGATGCTGATGTGATCGAGCACAATGAACTTGCAGCCGCTGGCCGCGAAGTAGCGCATCATGGTCAGAAGTCGGTCGCTCTCAAGCGAACCGAAGTGGTCGTAGAACATCATGTTGTCGTGGATGACAGCCTCTAGCGCGGCATCCCACTGATCGTCACTGATGTGCGAGGGGTTCGCTATGAGGCTCTTGAGGGGCACACCGGCATGCAAGGCGCAGTAGGCTGCGACCGAGGTCTCGTTGTCTTCCTCAAGATAGATGTTGCCAATCTTCTCGCCGTGAGCGACGCGCATGTGATAGGCGATGGCGCGCGCCAGCGTAGACTTGCCGATACCTGAGCCAGCGCAGAGGGTCGTAATCTCCGCAGGGCGCAGACCCATCCACATGCCGTTGAGCTTGGGATACGGAAGGTCGAGGCCCTTACGCTTACCCATGGCCTTCTTGAGGTTCTCTCGGGTGAACTCACGTCCCTCCCTGATGCCATCAGGCCTGAAGGGTCTTGCGTCCCAGTAGGCTCGGATGATCGGCGCAGGGCCGTCTTCCAGCAGGGTCGCGTTGGCGTCCTTACCTGGAACGCTCATGATCTTCACACGGCCGACCGGCAGGAGGTCGCAGGCTTCCTTGAGGGCCTTCTGTCCCGGCTCGTCGTTGTCGAAGCACAGCACGATATGGTCGAAGCGCAGAAGCTTCTCCCAACTCGCCAGCAGCGCCTTCTTCACGGAGCCTGAGCCGTTCGGGAGCGAGCCAGTCGGATACTTATTGTCGAAGACTTGAGAGACCGTCATGCGGTCAATCTCGCCCTCGGTGATGACGACAGTCTTGCCCTTCGCGGGCCACGACCACTCGCCAATGATTCCGCCGTTGTTCTTGTAGACGCTGCCGCCCAGCCACTTGAACTGCTTGTCGCGCGTTCGCGTCTTCTGGTCGATCAGCTTGCCCTGCTCGTCCTTGATTAGCTGGACGTGGACTGGCGTGCCGTCCCAGAGCTTGCCGAGACGGTAGTCGCACTTGCGCATGGTGTCTTCGGTGATACCGCGCGCCGTGAGGGCACTGATGGTGGTGTCAATCGGATTGAAGGTGCCAGATGCCTTTGGAGACTTCTCCACTGCAGCAACCGGGCCTGCACCTTTGAACTTCTCAATGTCATTGCAGCTAAAGCACCAGCTTCCGCTTCCGTCGTCATATGTAGCGAACGCATCCGAGGACTGTCCGCAGGGGCATGGCCCCTTAGTGCAACTCACTCCGTAGCCTTTCTAAGAACTCACGTGCAGCGGCGTAGGCGATCACAGCGATGATCCCCCACGAGACGACCAGCAGCCACGAGAGACCCGTGGCCGCCAGATTTGCGATTGCTAGGTCCAACTCAGCGGACCAACTGATAGGAGGCGTACTGGCCGCCGATGCCGTCACGCTTCATGGTCATCTTGATCGGATAGCCAGCGTTGCGGAGCTTGAAGATGACGTCCGAGAGCCTGAACACGTGGAACACGAGCATGCTTTCGTTGTTCGTGATCGTGCGATAGTTGCCGTTGCTGTCCTTGCTCTCAAGGTGAGCCAAAATCTTCCGGCACTGCGGCGACAGCGAGAGGTCGTTCGCGAGGTTCGGGGTGCCGATGGTCAGGGTCTCAGACATGGGGTCACTTTCTCTTTTTGGGTTTCTGGTACGCCTTGATCTCTTCGATCCATTCATCCGGCACGACCTTCTCGGCCCACTTGAAGCCGTGGTCCGTCGCCCATTTGCCGTAGCTAGTGGGTGAGCCCTTGTAGATGGGCGTCGATGCGCGGGAGAAGATGAAGCGAATGTCCAACTCAGGATGCTGTTGCTTGAGCAGGACGAACTTCTGTCGTTCCTTCACGGCAGCGTCTTTGGTGGAGACGCGAAACTTGCCGCCCGGGACCGCACCACCAAAGCGCCCTTTGGGCTCTAGGATGATCGGGCAACCGTCGAAGGAAAAGTCTGGAAGATACTTGGCCTCGCGCTCAGGCACGATGTACTTGATCCATTGGCTTTCGAAACCAAAGGGCACACCGGCCTGAGTTAGCTTGGCCGCAGCCTCCCGTTCGAGACCTGAGCGAAACTCAGGCTCGATGGTGAGCGCGGGCTTGGACATCAGAACGGGATGTCGTCGTCCGTGTTGCTGTCCGGTGCCTCGGGGGCCTCGGGCTCAGCGTCGTCGAGGTCTTCCGACCGGTCTTCATCAGCGTCACCACCGTTGAAGACGTAACCGCCCTCTTCGGCTTCGAACTTGTTCAAGACGCGGGTCTTGAGTTCGATGATCTGGACCTGATTGATGTAGAGGTTGATGCCTCCACCAAAGCCGTCGTAGGCGTTGACAGTGACGTCCGGCTTGATGATCGAGCCGCCGCCAATCTTCACCTTGTTGCGCGGGACTTCGTTGCCCGCAGCGTCAACGAACGGCGGCGGATAGTCTTCGCCAGAGGTCATCTGGAGAGAGAACGAGCCGTCCTTCTTGTCCTGCTTCCACGGCAGCTTGGCGTTTGCCGGAAGGTTGTTCGCCTTC